TTTCTGTTAAAAAATTAGAAAAATTCCGTCGCTATTATTTTAGAAATTACTAAGAAAATAATATTTTAAAAACGCGTATATATATAAAACTAATTTTGAAAATTAAAAAACTAAAAATAATTGTTGTGATTCGAAAATGAAAGTTGGACATCACAATTATCACTCAAATAAAAAGATTCCAACACATCAAAAGGCAATTTCTCATAAAAGCAATTGTACTTCTCCAAACGACTATATAAATCTGATAACAAATCCTCATAATCTGAATGAAGATATAATTCCCTCTGAACAGCATGTATCTTATCTCTAACAACAGTCTTCATATCCTTAGTTCCGTCATAAAATGAGAGAGTATTTTTTACTACCCTCAATTCTAGAGGACAAACTATCTTTTTCAATTTAAAATGATATCTAAAAGTTCTCTTTAAAAAAGACACATCATTAATATCCTGAAAAGGTTGGGAAATAGCACACTTAGAAGCGTCCGTAAAACCCAAACCCACACTAGTAAAGAATTCTTCCATAGTTATAGCATTTAATCTAGAATGATGTTTCCGAACTACATTCAGCTTATCATCACCATAAACGTAGTCAGAAACATCCGACCAATACCCTAGTGTAGTTGGATTATCTACATTTCTAAAATACCAAATAGCAGTATATAACTTATTAACTAAACTATTAACTATAGCAGTAAGATAACTACCAGATGGCATAGAATGTGTAGTCACATACAACCTACTACCCACCAATACAATTGAATTAGTGAGAGTTCCTAAAAGAGCTTGAATTAAATTTTTATTTTTTCCTTGAGATTTCTGTGACAATACATCAACAACCAGCTCCTGAATAACAGGATTCATACCCCCATCCCAATTTTTAATATCTCCTGCAAATACAAGACCTGATTGTAAGTCATTATAAATTCTAGGCCATTCTTTTATTGGATTACACCCTACCATGATTTTATTAAAATTACGATTTTCCATAATATTTTCAACCATAACACCAAAAAACTTTTTCATAAGAAATTGTTGATGTATAGTACCTACTCTAAAACTACGAGGTATCCCTTCCTTTTCATCGTTCCTAATTTCATCTTTTAAACATTCAAACCATAACAAATGTTGATAATCAACATCTCCTTGTTCAGCCTTAGTATAAATTTCGTTTAATTGTTGGTTAAACAAATCAGTACATTTTCCACTTTCGAAATCAATATAAAGTTCTTTGTCCTTCAAACAACCAAAGCCATTTGAAGACTTTGAATTAAGACCTGCCAATAATTCTGTACCCTTAATAACCTGATCATCCTCCAAAACTCCAAAAGGAACTATCATCTCGTTAAGAATCTGTCTTGCAAAAGCAACCTCCTCAAATGAAAGAGGCTTACAATTTTTAAAAGATTTTTCAGCTACAATCTTAAGGGTTTTATCACCATATTTTGACAAGTTTGCGGGTCCTCTATCAACAGGATAAATTCCATACAAATTAGTAGGTTCTAGATTGGACGTCATTGGAGTTTTACAAATTAAAGAAGGATTATTTAATTTACAAACACTAGAGTCGTCCATAACTTTATCTGAAATAGAAAAAGGCAAACTTACTAAAGGTTTATCCTCTAACATCAAGGATTTCAAAACCCTAACTAATTC